AGATAGCGAACCTATGGAACGTATATATCCACACTGCTTTCATTGATTAATAAAGGGGGGTGTAATGACAAAACTAGAAAAAGAAATCTTATACCAGGAGTATGACCAGCTGCTAGAGCTTGCTCATGAGGCAGGTCAGAAAGCTTTAGAAGCTCATGAAACAACCATGTATAAATGGAGCGCAAAGACTGTGCCACTAGGTGAGGAATACGACTGGGAAAATGAACCTTATGAGGTTCATGGAGCTTGTGGTTGCGCTTGGGTCGCTACAAGAGAAAGAGGTAATGGTACGTTTGTTAAGTATCTGAAAGCTAAGTATGGTGAGGATAGAATAACAAAAGACTGTTACAGAAAAGACTGGGATGTTCCTACTGATAAAATGAACATGAACGTCAAAGGACCAGATGGTAAGATTTACAATGGCCAGGAGGTTGAGCCAAAGTATGCTTACTGTAAAGCTTATGCTGAGGTGTTAAATGAGTTTGGTCTTAAAGCAACTGCTTGGGAATACTTAACTTAAAAAGGGCGCTTAAATTATGCCAGAAAAAACAGAAGAAAAATTAATTACATTATTCAACGAGCTTATAACGCACCAGGTAGTAAGGGTGCAGCTTGGTGGTCAGTGGTGTAGATTAGATAAATTTACTGGTCGCATCATTGATGATAGTAATGAGATAATATGCACCAATGGTGATGGCTGGCATGTGACCTCAACAGTAAGTAAAATAGAAAGTTTAAAGTTTGTATAATTTACATGAACATCATAAAAAAGAAGGGGAATAAATGGGTGTAAAAAAATCAGAACAAACAACAATAGAAGAAAGACTAAATCAGTTAAGCAAATGGGATTTAGAAATGATTCTTTTAACCTTAGTAGAAGTAGATAAACATATCAACGTAGGCACTAGAGTTAAAAGAGAAATCATTAAAAAGCATGAAGGTGAGCTTTTAGGAGTTTGGGGATAATGGAAAGTTTAATTGACTTTTTAAACTATCAACCCTTATGTGGTGAGTTGGAGTGCGGACCTATGCAAATGACAGGAATTAGGATGATACATTTTGTACTATTTCTTCTTGTTATTATATCTTCCTGGTATACCTGGAAAGCAGGAGGGGATGAGTAAACAGGTTGTGTACTTAGAGGTCCGAGAAAAAACAATGTGCCAGTATTGTAATGGTACTGGCATTATTGTATCAGACCAGAATCCAGAATTTGAATATATCTGCCAAGATTGTAATGGTAGAGGTTATAATATGAACAAAAGAACAATAGACCTAGAAACATTGAAAGGAATGTTAGATGGAAAATAAAACTGAACATGTAGTAAATATATCAATACCTATAGACCTATGGGATAAAGTAGAAGATTTAAGACATGAATTAAAAAAATGCACAGCTGATAGGAAGCTGCTTAAAAAAGATTTTATTATAAAGCTTATAGAGATAGGATGTGATGCAGCAAAATCAGATAGATAATCTTATAGATGAACAAAATCTCATAAAGCCTAAATTTAAGCATAAAAGGGTAGAAGGTCCGCTTGGCAGAATGTATACCCAGAAAAGTAAAAAGGTGGCTAAAAGAGCGCATTTTTACAGCGTAACGACTATTATAGAAAATTTGTTATGTAAGGGAATAGGCTGGGATAAATGGTTAGGCAATTCCAGGACCTATGAAGATGCCATGCAGTATGGTAAAGATAGAGCTAAGTTAGGTGATATGGTTCATGGTTTATGTTCAGCATTATCCTGGGGATTTGAGGTAGATACAAGCCAGGGATGGCTAGATAATAATAATGATGTTCATGAAATACCAGATGAAGCTAAACTAAGATTATCTGGTTTCCTGGATTTCCTGGATGAGTATAATCCTAAGATACTGGCAACTGAATTACCATTATTTAATCCAGCAAGATATAAAAATAAATATGGGGAAGGTTTTAGATACCCATTTGCTGGCACTGCTGATTACTTTATGATGATTGATGATAAGTTATGGATGGTAGATATTAAGACTGGAAAAGAACATCCTAAGAATCATGCTTTACAGCTGTCATTTTATAAGATATTGTTTGATAGTTTATATGAAAAAAGTTTGGATATGCAGGTAGATAATTTAGCATGTTTATACCTAAATTCCAAAGGGAAATATAAGCTGAGAAAATATAAATTTGTTGAAGATTATTGTTATGATGTATATGATTTATTTATATATTATAAGTCCAATTTTTATGGCAAAATGCCTAACATAAAAGATAAAGAAATATTACCTAATAAATACAAATGGGAAGGAATAAGTGATGGAACAAAAACAGACACCAAAACTGGTGATACAAAAGAATCAGCCGCTGACAATGAGGTTAAAAAGTAGTCAGCCATTTCATGAATCAGAGCATCCACAATATGGTAAGAGTTATGGATTCAATGTTTTGATATTAAAAGATAATAACTATGTAGAATATACCTGGTGGGCCAAAGATGCTGCCAGGAATATATTACAGGCTGCTCATGTTGTAAAAGAAGAAGATTTTACGCTAGAGCTAAGAACAGGAAACAGTAAAGATGGTAAGCCATATACTATTTGGTTATTAAATGGTGATTCATATAATGACTGGATGAACAAACCAGCGCCAACTAAAGAAGAATTTGTAGAATCAGTAAATGAAGCTATAGATAAAGTTAAAGTTGCAGATGTGGCTGGTGAAGTTGTAGATTACGAATCTTTAGCTACTAGGGTAGATGAATTAGACAAAAGGGTTAAATTTTTAGAAGAACAATCTGGTATAACTGAGGATGAAGATATACCATTTTAACTTTGGCTGGGGTAGCAACCCCTTTTTGAGGCCTAATCAACCTCTTTCTCGCTACCCCTTGCCTACAATTTCTATAACATACAGAAGGAGAAAAACATGATACCAGAAGGTAGATTAGTAAACAGAAGAACCAGGTCACAAAAAGCTCAGATATTAGAGTATTTAGAATCTGGTAGAACCTTAACATTTATCCAGGCTTTTGATTTATTTGGATGCGCCAGATTACAAGCTAGAATAAATGACATCAGAAATGATATTGGTAAAGATAAAATAAAAACAACTATGGTAAAGCATGGAAATAAACAATATGCTCAATATAGTTACGTAAAATAGGAAGGATTAGGTAGAGTTGCGTTTCTTTGCAGTCGCACACAGTATAAACAACAGCAGGTATCTCTTAACCAGCTCTACCTAAAATATTATGGGTAAATTTAGACAAAATAGAAAATATGTTAGTCCAAACAGCAAGTCAATTAAGGCTCAAGAAGGTGTTGGTAAAGATAATTTTAGATGTACAAAATGTGACAAAATAAAACCTAAAACAGAAGGTTACAGAGATAACTGGTATTGGTGTAAACCTTGTTTCAGTAAATACCAAAAAAAACGACCTAAAAAAGTAAGTTATAATCAATTATGGTAGCTATGGTTTATATAGGCATGTTTATGATAAGTATATCACTTTGGTATATAATAATTAAGTTAATTTTTTAAAAAGGGGAAACTATGAGAAATAGAATGATTAAAAAGGAATTTTGGACTGATGATAAGATACTGGATTTAGGACCAGTTGAAAGATTGCTATTTATTGGTATCTGGAATTTCAGTGATGATGAAGGAATCTTAAAAAACAATTCTAAGGTACTAAAAGCGCAAATATTTCCAGCGGATGATATAACTGCTAGTGATATTGATTTAATGCTTAAAAACATGGTAAAAATAGGCTTATTATTGATTAATAATGATGCAACATTAAGGAGATGATGTTAAATTCACTGAGGACTCAATGAGTAATCAAGGAGTAGTCACTACCAATAGAATAGAAAAGAATAAAAAGAAAAAGAATATAATAAATCAAAACAAAAAAGCTGATGAGTTATTTGATAAATTCTGGGTTAAATATCCTAGAAAGGTAGGTAGACAAGTTGCTATAAGAGCTTTTAACAAGCTGACTATTAAGAATAAAAAGTTAGCTATAGATAAGATAGATGCTCATATTGAACACTGGGTTAAGAATGATACTCTTATGGAACATATACCTCATGCTAGTAGTTGGTTAAATCAAGAGAGGTTTAATGATGAGCTTGAAAGTGTTAATCTTAAAGAACAGACAAGATTAAATAGGATAGCTAAACAAGATAAGATAGATAGAGAAGAACGTGAACGCTTATCTGTAGAAGCTAATACACCAGAAGCTAAAGAGGAAAGACGTAAAGCTATAGAAGCTGCTAAGAGAGCTGTAAGGGGGTTCTAATGAAGTCTATTGATGGCCTAAATATTAATGTTCCTGATACTGTATACATAGGTATAGACCCTGGTAAATCAGGTGCTATAGCTGTACTATTAGATGATGGTAAGATATATGTAGATAACTATGATATGGGTATTAAATATCTATTTGATTTGTTACGCTTATCTGCTAAGTATAATCATTACTGTTGTATAGAGAAGGTACATAGCTTTCCTGGTCAAGGTGTAGCCAGTACCTTTAGCTTTGGTAAGAACTATGGTATATGGGTAGCTATGCTAGAGAGTAATAATATTAGGTATACTAACCCTACCCCACAGGCCTGGATTAAGCACTATATAGAGCTAGGTAAGTATGCTAAGAAAGAGCGTAAGAATAAGCTCAAGGCTATAGCTCAGCGGCTACATCCTAACACTAAGGTAACACTGCGTAATGCTGATGCTATACTACTGGCTCACTATGCTAAGGCTACTAGGAATGATTAGGAAATAGGGGTCAGCCTCACCTACCAACACACCTCAACTTACGTGTATATCTATGCCACCATGACAGACAGAGCCACTAATAAATAAATAATTCTTGTAAGTGCCTTATTTATATGACTATTGTTATTCTGATAACATGTATTATGTATAGTCAGGGGTGTAGGCGTATGGATTCATTTTGCCACACCCCTAGGACCATAAGAATTTTTTTCGTATATTTACGTTAAATTATTTAGTGAGGATTTATGTTAAATATGCCAAATGACAAGCAAAATAGGCCTAAACAGGAAGGATTAATAAAAGTTGATAAGAAGGTTCAAGCAATAGAATTAGTTGCTTTAAATCCAGGGATTACAAATAAAGAAATTTGTGACAAATTACAGCTTAACAAAAACACTGTAAGCACCTGGCGCAGAAATTCTAAATTCAATGAATTAGTTTATGATAGATTCATGGATATGGCTAGCGGTGATATACCTGAAGTAATCCTGGCAACACTGGCAGAAGCTAAGTCTGGAAACATTAGAGCAGCAGAATTAGTATTAAAGCATTTTGGAAAATTGCAAGATACTTTAACTATAAAATTAGAATCACCTTTTATGCAGCACATGAAAGCTAAAGAGATTGAATTTGAAGATGCGGAGCTTACAGAAATAGATGCAGTAGATGTAGGCAGCGTTCCAGATATTCCGATTCCGCCACCTAATCCAGATGCAAATAAACCTGGTCAAATTGCTAAAGAAAAAAAGCAATTATATAAGCAAGTAAAAAAACAAAAGAATAAGAAGGACCAAATGTCTAGGTATATGCTGCGAAAACGAGCAAAAGCGGTAGGATTAGACCCCTTACCTGCTAAGAAGCCAACCAAAACTGAAAGAGCAGCCTGGCTGGCTAAACTTAGCGAGCTAGAAAACAAGAATTAATATTCTTGTTTAAAAGCTGTATAACAACCATTGAAATCTGGGTCTATTTCAGGACCTAGAGCATCAACAAGAGCATCCATGATTTCAGCTGGAGCAGCATTTAAATCTACTTCAGTCAAATCAAGCTCATTACCATTAATAGTAATAGTGATTTTCATATCTTTCCCCCCTTTCTGCGTTAAATTAATAAAATAATCAATAATCATACATAATTAATATAATACAAATAATTTAAATAACCTCAGATGACAACGTTGTTGTTATTTTTTCACGACGAGAACCTAATTATTTTAATTATAAAAATTACTTTTATTAGGTTTTTTAAATAAGTTTTTTTAAATTACTGGTGATTGATTGTTAAAAAAGGGGATATGATGCGAAAGTTACTTGTTTTAATTGTTGTTTTGGTTTGGGCGGCTGAGGGCGCTAGAAACAAAACTATTGTAGCTACTGTTGTCATGGGTAAAAATAAAATTACATTAACAAAAGGGGTTGAGTAATGGGAAATTGTTACGAAGCTAACGCTAAGAAAATTTTATTTGATGCTAAATTTGAAAAAGCCACTTTAGTCCATGGTGTTGTAATGAACGCTCAAGATAATCAACCTATGGGTCACTGCTGGCTAGAGATTGGTGATACATGTTATGACTTTGCCAATCAAAAAGAGTGGAAAGTAGAAAAAGCTCTTTATTATAAAGTTGGTTTGGTTAAAACTTACTTAGCTGGCGGATATAAAATTTACAGATACACAAAAAAACAAGTCCAGGAACATATCGTTACCATTGGCCACTGGGGTGCATGGGAAGAAACTGGATGCCAAAGATAGGGGGTTTAACTATGTATGATAAAAACATAGACACAGTAATGACTGAAAAAAAGAAACAAATAAACGAGCTGGAACAAAAAATCTATGAGCTGAAAAAATGTATGGTACTGGACCAGTTTGATAGAAAAAAGAAAGACGCTGGATGGACGCAGTTAGAATGGAAATTGAACGAGATGCTTAGCATGCAAAAACTAATATGTAAATATGAAGCACAGTGGACTATGCTTAAAAAATGTTACTTTGACGCTTGCTAAAAGGAGATAATAAATGATACTAGAAACTAAAAACATAACAAAAACAGAATGGGAATTGCTTGAGTTGTTAGAATTTAAAACCAATGGTGGTTGGCTTCATGGAAAAGAAACAAATGGATTATATCATAATGATGGTGTTTATGAAGTTAATAGAGGTGTTGTAGATAACTCTTTAAACCTTACAAAGCAAGATGGTTATTCTGTTGATATTTACGATAAAGAAAATTTTGAGATTATTTTTAAATCAATTAAACAAATAATAAGGGGAAATAAATGAAAAAAATAACCTTAAAAAAATACAAAACACCAGCAGGTGCGGCTAAAGCATTTTATGCCTGGTGCAAAGAAAATGTCAGTGAATATGCGCAGGTCTACCCACCAGCAAAAGCTAAAGAATATGGCTATGGTAATAACTGGTGCGTGATGTGTGAAGAAATGCCTTATGAGGGTATGGTCTGGCTTAGTTTAGGTGAAAGCATGTACACACAACCATGGACCAGTAATGGAAAACCAGAAGTTGATATGATGAACCAAGACTGGGGATATGCAGAGCCATATAACAGCTACGTGCTTTGCTTCGTAAATAACTAAATCAAAAACGTGGCGGTGTAAAAGCCGCCACAGAAAGTGAGGTTTTAAATGGTATTAATTAATGAAAATGTTTTTGGTGGTACTTTAGAGATGAAAATTGATAAAGAAAAAAAAGTTGTTGATTTTTTCGTTACTGAATTTGATGTGCTTGGTAATAAAACAAAAACAAAAACAAAAACTATTAGCTTTGATTTTTTAGCTGGGGAGGTATAGAATGAAAATACTTAATCCAAAAGGAACACAATGGTATACAGTTGGAAATTTACGCTTAAATGCGTATAATTATAATAACTTTAAGGTTAGACCTGGAACAATAAAATATATGCTAGATGAGCTAGGATATTGTACTACAGATGTAATCTATGATTTAGCTATGAATACATTTTGTGAGCTAGGATATAATGACCCAGGCCATGAAACAATCTTAAAGATATTTGAAAAATTTTATGATAGACCTTTAACATATAAAGAATTAGTAGAGTATGCTGAAGCCTGGGATGACTATCAAAACTAATAAAAATAATAAAAATAATTTTTTTGTTTGTTTTTAAATTTATTATTCTTAACTTCTTACTGATTGTTAGTTTAAAAAATACAAAAGGGGATTCAATGTTAAGTTATTTACTTTGTTTATTGTTGGTTTGTTTGGCTGCTGGCTTGGTTGCTTATGTAGCCTATGAAATCTATGACATTTATCAAGATATATGGGGAGGGTGTTAATATGGTTACAACAATGAAAGAAGCAAGAAAAGCTATTAAATTGCTCAACTATGGTTACGTTGATACATTTGATATAATCACAAAAACAGTCAAATTGTATACTTATAAAAGTAACCAACGAGATACAACTACGTACTGGGTAAGCACTGGTGGTCAATTCATGAAACAGATACCAGAACCTTATGGTAAAAGACATTTCATTTACATAAATGGTCAAGACGTTACTGGGCCACTTACTAACTACAAACTGATAAAAGAGGTAGAATACCTTGATTATCTTGATGGAAATGGTCGTGATGTAGTACAAATCATGACTGGCCAGAAAGGACAATGGATAGGATGACACAAAAACAAATATATCAAGAGCATGAATGTGAAAATGGCGTTACTGTAAGCCTGTTACAAGAATGGGAATATGGGGATGTCAAGCAAATTTGGGTGCAGCAGACATTTGCAGATGGTAGCGGTAAAGAATCTGTAGGATATAAATTAGATTTTACTGAAGCTGCAAAATATTACAATTATCTAGTAACTAAAAATAATCACTGGGGGTAATTAAAAATGGCTGGAAAAACAATAGAAATCAAACCAACCTGGAAATTTGCTGCTGAAGGTATCATAAGATTGGTTGCTACTAGCAATACATTTGAAAAAAAGCAGACTATGAAGGACCTGGAATATATGGTTAGAAAAATGGCTAGAGTTGCTGATGCGTATGTTGAGCTGGTTGAAGAAGCTGAAAAGCAAGTTGATAAAACTGCTGGTAAATTACTTAAAGAAAAGCTGAAGGGAGCTAAATAAATGAGATATCCTAAAATGACTAGAAAAGACTATTTTACTCAATACACTTATGATGGTACTAAAGTAAATGTCATAGAAAAGCCAGGTGTGGAGATTGTATCTTTTACTAATTATCAAGGTAAATTATGCACTTTAATCTGGTATGGGAAGCAAACGAAACCAAGCAAGTATTATGCCTGGACTACAGAAGAAAAAAGAGAAGCCTATATTGAAGAGAGATTACTTTTTATTGAAGAAAAAGAAACTGAAAAAGTAATTAAGGCTGCCATAAAAAAAGAAGCTAAACACCCTTATAAGGTTGGAGATATTTTAAATGGTAGCTGGGGATATGGCCAGACTAATGTGAATTTTTACCAGGTAGTGGCTGTTAAAGGTAAAGCTATTGAAATTAAAGAGCTTCAACAATGCGTTGTAGAAGATAGCTATGAGGCTCATGGTATGGCATGTGAGGTAGAGCCAATTCCAGATAATTTTTATGGTGAAAAAACTTATAAAAAAATACCACAGTGCTGGATTCATAAAGGAGAAGCTAACTGGTATGTTAAAGCACCTATTCATGGTAGCCTAAGACTGTGGAATGAAACTGCCTGCTACAAAAGCTGGTATCACTAAAACTAAAAAGGAGCTAAAATGCGTGTAGAAACTAAAATTACTATTACCAAAGACATAAATGATTCACAAAAGAAAAAGTTGCTTAAAATGGGCCAAAATGAGCGTAAAAACTACATTTACGAATTATGCAGAGTGCATAAAAACCAGGTTCAGAAATTAAACACTTTAGATGTCAATGCTGAATTAGCTGAAAATGTTTATTATAAATAAGGAGTAAAATTGAAAGTTAAACTAAAAACTAAAATAAAAAATAGAATCAAATACTTAACAGAAATCAGAAGCAAGGTAGATGGCAAGAAAAAGCCTGCTGAAATGATGTGTTTAAATATAGCTATATTGGAGCTTGAGCAATTAATTAAAAAGGAAAAAAAATGAACGAATTTTATAAAGTTTTAGCAGGCAATACATGAAAATGAGTAAATTATAGCTATGACTGAGTTCTATAAACAATACAATATATTATATCATTTACAGATATTAGATAAAGGATATGCTGGTAAAAAAGATAAAGCTGGATTACCTATTTGGCTGCATGCTTTGCGTATGGCACAAGTAGCCTACCAGTACCAGGAAACTGCAAAATCTCAAACTATCATGACTGCACTATATCATGATTACCTGGAAGATGCTTTGAATCCAGAAATCTTAAAAGATATTGTAAGTGAAGATGTATATACAGCAGTAGAAATATTGACACGTACAAAAGATGAAACATACATGGAATATATAACTAAAATTATAGATAGTAAAAATAGATTAGCTATGACAGTCAAAAAGCTAGACCTACATGACCACATAGTATATTCAGATAGTATCAGCAAAAGTTTGTTACAAAGGTATGAAAAAGCTTTAGATTTATTTTACAGAAAGGGGTATATTATATAATGCTAGAAATACGATATATGGCTAATACTGGTATAGGTGATAAGCATCCATCTCAGATTATTAAAATGGTAGAAGATGATGAAACCTTACAAATTCTAACTTGCAATAGATTAGAAGGTTGGCGTGATAATCCTGGAGCTTTTAAACATTTTGTAGAGCCAGATTATGCTGACCCAATAACAGCAGCAGAAGCTCAAATATATATAGATGAGTGGTCTAAAACCTGGAAGAAATCTTAGGGATAAAATTCAATAAGTTCCCAGCCATTAGGCAGACCATTTTTACCTTCAAAATCTTTCCACAGTTTTTTTAATTCAGCTTTAGCAGCTTTTCTTTCTGCCATAGATAAATTTTTATCCCTATAAGTTTCATAAAGCTTGTGACTTTTTTTATCTTTAACAGTCTGTTGCGCTCTGGTGTTAAATTGGATTTCCATTTTTCTACCAGTCTTAGGGTCAATCCAATTAGTATTGCAACCTTTGTATAAATCGCCATCCCAGTAATTTTTAACTTTTAGTTTTTTAAATCCTTGAGCTTCTAGCAAATCAAAAGCATTTAATACATCTCTACCATAATTAGCTTCATCAATTATAAATGTATATCTATTTAAATCAGATAAATTTTTCTTTTTGATTTGTTGTACAGTCCATCCATTATCTATGTTTTCTGATAAAAATTTTCTAAGCGTTGAGCTTTGGTCTTTGGTAGCATACTTAATACCATGTAATTCTGCATTTAAAGTTTTTACTATTGTTTCCATTTGTGCATTTAAAATAGGTTTTGCTTTTTGTGCAAACTTAACTTCTCTATTAACTACAGCCATAGCATCACCAGCTGATATTTTATGGAATTTTCTTTTTTCACCTTTTACTTCAACAGTATCACCAAGTTTACCAATAGGGTCTAAAACACAGTAACAATATGATGTACAAACTGTTGCGCCTGCACCAGGTAAACCTTCTGCTTCCCAGTCTGCAAATGTTTGTATTTCACCAGCTCTGCCTGCACAGTCTACGCAGATTCTATGACCTGCTACATTAACCCATTTCCATAAAGATTTTGTACCTAATTCATTTAATTCTGAATCACTAAAATATGTTTTGTATTGACCTAATCTATTAGATTGATTTATACCCCTGGTAACTGATTTTTTTACATCATGCTTTAATGGAGCAAATGGACCAGTACCAGCTTGAAGATTGGAACGCAGTGTATCTTCTACAAATTCTACAGACATACCAGTAGATAACATAGTATTGACAGTAGCGTTTATCTGCGTTCTAAAACCAGCCGCAGCAAACGCAATATCATCTATTACGCCTACTAAAAGGTTTTCCAGGTCCTCTGGTATACCTTTTTCAAAAACCTCTGCAATATCACCAAAATCATCACCAAATAAAGCAGCATAATCTTTTAAGTCAGCCATTATATCCCCCTTTTACGCCAAGCCATAAATAATTTAGTAGCTAAAAACTTATTTACTTTTTCATGACTTTTACCGCCTGGCTTATTATCTTTATTTATACCAAACCATTTACGTTGAGGTAATTTATCAGTACCCTCATTATGTTCAGCACCATAATCAGTTCCAGATGTAATGCTTGCTTTTAATCTTTGAGGTGTTGCTCTATCTATTTTAGTTTCTGACATCTTACCTGTTTCATATAATATAGTTTTACCAGATATTTTAGATTTACGCTTTGCTATAGTTTTTTCAGATAATTTCTTAAATGCTTTACCATCTAAATCTTTACCTGATGCTATACCTTGTTGTATTCCTACATTTATAAATTTAGCTTTTTCATTCAATCCATCTGCTATTACTTTAGGTAATTGAGCTGCTAATTTTTTATAACTAAATGTTCTCTTTATTTTTACTTTTGGTTTGGCCATATAATGTAGTTTTCTGTTTTAAATTTTCTGTTGCAAAATCAATACCCATTTCATACGCTTTTTTATATTTAGCTAAATTCTTAACAAATATAAGCTCACCAAATTCTAAAGCATATTGTTCTGGATTATCAATAATAGATTTAATACTAGCTTTCGGTAGGTTCACCTTCAGCTTGTTGATTACCTGTAAAGCCTTCACCAACTTTACCAAAGATTGATTGTCTTTCTGTGCCAACTTTATTATCCTCTTTATTTTGTTTAACTTGTTTACGTGCATCTTTTTCTGTTAAATCTTTATTATGACGCATCAATAACTTCCATTCTGTAGTTTGATTAGTAGCTAGTTCATGAGATTCTAATGCAATTTGGTCTGGAGCAGATGTAGGATATTCAGGCTCATAAAAATCAACACCCATTTTATCAGGTAATTGTATATCGTGCATAGCAGCTAAAGATTTTTCTATATGATATAATTTATGCTCAAATATTCTAAAAAGCTCTACGTCATCCAGGTAATCTTCATACCTACTAAGGTCCTTAATTTTTAGTGCTACACCACTAGGAGTTTCACCACCATCCTGCGCAAATTGTACATATAAATGATTATTTTGCGCACATAAATCTAACATGGATTTCATTAAATCTATAGCATCTTTCATGTTACCTTTTGAAGATACAAAATTAAAATCAGCACCTTCTGGTAACACTATAGTTTCATCAGAACCAGCTCTGGTTATTTTTTCATCATCATATAATCCTGATATAACTGGCTGACCAAACATTTGGAATCTCATACCAAGATTCATCTCAGTTAATAAAATATTTACCAGTTCATTTGTATTTACAATATCTTCAGCACCAGTAACAAAAAAACTATCTAGCTGATGCTCTCTATGAAAAAACATAAATGGTAAAAATCCATAATCATGATTAAGTTCTTCTAATGGCACACCATCTTCATCATAAATAACTGACACCTCTTTATCCCAGTAAACATACTTTAATTTTTGTACAGATGACATATTTACATCATCTATATTTTGCATTATAGGATATGTTATAGCAGTAGGTTCAAATGGATTATCTTCAAAATGTGCATCAAACGAATATATAGGCACATAATCAAAATATAGTTTACCATCATGTTTGACATCAACAATAACATGAACCGCCACAGAACCTAGCAATCTGGTCATTTTTTCTATATGTTTCATTTTAACATCTTTGATAAAAGTCATATCATCATAAATATTATTAACATTACGCTTTGCACCCTGAGTATATATCCTAGACATCCTATCTATAAAACGCCTGGTTATATTAAAGTTTGAACAAGGTACTTCCTGGAAAGCTTTCAATGAAAATCTATCTTTAATATATTCATGAGTTTCCATACTACCTTCATAGTAATTTAACATTTTATGGTTTAACCTTCTACGTTCTTTTGATATTCTTAAACGCTCATTTGATACGCTTTCTTTGATTATGCTTTCTATATTTTGATTCATTTTGATGTCCTATACTTTGATTGCTTTATTGGGAATTTGTTAATAAAATAATATCTAAAAGCATCCATACTATGGTCAGACCTTCCATCTTTAATAGGGATATTTTTTAAATCATTATCTTTATGTTCTGGGTATCTATATATTTCTAAATCTTCCATTAATCCTACGCATTTTTTATCTATATGTATTCTTCGCTCACCTTTTGAATTTTCAAAAAAATTTCTCACATGCGATATACCAGATGCTATGCTTCTACTTGTTTTATCCCTTAAAGCAAATGTTCTGTAACCTGTAGCTTGTCTAAATAATTCTGCTTCACCTATACCTGTGCTAGCAGTTACCTGGTAACCAGCAGGGTCACCAAAACACCTATTAATTCTATAACCTTTAGCTTTTACTTTTTTAGCAAGCTCATTCACAGTTAAATTTGGTTCATGTACTATCTCATCTATTACGTTTACATGAGCTACACCTTTTTGACCAACGTCTATAGTTTGAAAAAATAAAACAGCTGGCATCCTGTAACCATAATCTATGCTCATATCTACTGGTATTAAAGGATTATATCTAAAATCACCTACATCTTTTTCTCTATCAAATTGATATACTCTACCAGATAATGACGTAAAGTTTGCACCATATTCCTGTTCAAATATTTCTTTAGTTAATGAATCCCTTGCTTCTAATAAATCAGGGTCATTTTTACCTAAAGGAAATGAAAATTGATTTACCCATGATGGAGCATTAAAACTATACCAGTAATCATTTTTAGATTGACCTTTTAAATATAATTCATGAAAATAGGAATATCCATCTGGTGTAGATATAAATATTGCTTTTCCTTTTTTATCTGATAATGTAGGTCTTAAATACATTTCCCATATTTTCTTTAGGTTATTTATTTTAGCTGCTTCATCAACTATAACTAAATCACAACCCTCACCAATTAAAGTTGAAGGAATTTCAGCAGACTTTCCACACAACATAGAAGCACCGCCATCCCATTCAAATTTTAATATCTGCTCTTTAGCGCTAAACTGTGTTGGCTTATATCCTTTTTTTATCACCATATCTTCATATACAATTCTAAATATTTTTTCGCTTGTATTATAATTTGGTGATACTACCCAGATAACTTTACCTGGCTGCGTTAGGTAAACCTCTGCTTCTCTTGCTGCACTATGTGATTTACCAAATCTACGACCACAACATGCTACTATAAATCTTGCATCCTCTGGTGCGTTATGTAATTTTTCCTGACCTTTATGTGGCGTGTAATCTATAAAATCAAACCAATTTGATTTATATTCATTAGACAAATTTAACATAAAATAATAAAAAATCCTTTTTATTTTTATATGTAATTTATAATTTTACCTTGTATATTTACAACTTATTTAACAATAATACAGGAGTAGCAGTATGTTACCAGAAGAAAGTGGCCAAGATACAGGCACAGAAATTAACAATCCAGTACGAGATGAACAACAAGTATCAGATGAACATGTTGATTATAAAGCTCTTTATCAGGCAGAAGTACAAAATAGCAAAAAGCAAAGAGCAGCTAAACAAAAGTTTGAAGCTGATTTAACAGCATTGTCTACAAAAGCAAAAGCAGAAGAAGAAAAGCGACTTGTTGAACAAAATAAATACAAGGAATTGTGGGAGAAAGATAAATCTGAAGCTGAGTGGGCAAGAACATACAAAGCTGATAGACATGCAAAATTGCTAGAAAGACTGCCAGAGGATAAAAGAGAAAAATTTTCAAATTTAGATTTAAGCAGTTTAGAAGCAGTGGTTGAGGAATTAGCCACAAAACCTAAAGAGGTAGTAAAAGCTGTACATGGCCAAGTTGATTCACCTAAAATGAATAAACCATGGAAGGAAATGAATGATGAGGAACGTAGAGCTTACCATGATAGCTTAATGTCTAAATAATTCTTATTAATATATTTGCCTTACAGGCAGAAAGAGAGTTATAAATGTCTTTAGCACCAAATACAAAACCATATTTAACAGGTGGTTTACAAGATTCAGCGGTTGATGCTGGATTACAAAAGTTTGTACCTGCGATATGGGGAGCAGCTATTCAAGACTATATGGAGAAAAAACTTGTTGTTGGAGGAATGGCACAAGATTTATCTGCTATGGTAGCGAATGGTGGCGACTTAATCCATTTACCTAAACATGATGAAATAGCAGCCGCTGATTTATATGGTGGTAATGTAGAAGCTCTACAAACAACAGCAATATCATTTGATGATACAACAACTGCTGGTGGAGAATACACATTAACAGTTAATAAATCTGCTTATGCAGCTGTAGCTATTGGTGACCTTATTATGGCACAAGGAGCTTCACAATATGATTTCATGAACCTATACACACAAAAATTAGGTTACGCTTTAGGTAAACATATTGAAGCATACATAATGTCACAGTTATTAGACCACGTTACTTTTAACGTGAATGATGGTACTGATGATGGAGCAGGTTCAGGTAACACTATTGATATATCAGCAGCTGGTTCATATAATATTGATAAAGCTGGTGTTGCCAACTTAGTACAGGGAATTTACGAAGCAGATGCAGATTTAGAAGATTTTGTAGCTGTTTTATGTCCTGCAACTTACGCAAGTTTATTTAAACTTGATGACTTTGCAAGATATGACGTTATAGGTAATTCTTTAGGAGCAGAGCTTCCAAGAGTTAGCGGTTACGTTGGTAAACTTGCTGGTGTTGATGTAGTAGTATCTAATAACTTTAGAAATAAAGATAATAGTGCTTACTTAACTGCACCTGTGTTTAACGCAGTTGATGGTACGACTGATGAATCAGACCACTTAAATGGTTTCTTAATTAAAAAAGATGCTATTAAGATTGCATACGCTGCTGGCATGAAAGCTAGAGTTCAAAGTGATTACAGTTTAACAACATTATCTACACAAATAGTAGCAGATTCAGTTTATGGATGCGCTATTGTTGGTGATAATAGTTCAAATAAAACTGTTTTTGCATTGATGGATGCGTAAACACAACTAAATAAATAGTAAAGGGGTAGTAATCTACCCCTTTACATAATTGGAGAAT